CGTCATTCCTTCCGGGATGTCAGTCACATCGTAAATAGTGTAGTCAGTTTCGAGACCGGCAGTCGCATCGACGACCAGCATGGCGATCACGCCGCGCTCTCCGCGCTCGATCGCACTTGCGGCCTGCTCGAGGAAAGCAACGGTCACGCTCGGTGCAGTTAATGTAGCCATTTAGTCTACCTCCATATTGGTGTTTACAGTTAAATCTTCCATCAGGTCGCCGTCTTCCGTCCGGCCGGAGATCTCGGAGACCGGGTAGAAGTTAATGGTCACCTGCAGGACGTCGTTCCGCTCGTCGATCCAGTCCATGCCGACCGACTCGACCACCAGACCGCCATCCGTCATCTTGATCCTCTGGCCGAAGCCGGAGCGGATCTGATCGAAAGCGCTGAGGCAGGAAGCCTCGTTGTGGGTAGTCTCCAGCAGTGTCACCTTGTAGGTGTAGCTATACTCATGCGTATACTTACCGGGTCGCGTGTACGGGTTGACGAGAAGCTCCGCGAACCACGACGGGCGTGTGTAACCGTCCAGAACCGTGTTCCCGTAGATCTTCATGCCGGGGAAGAGGTTTGCCATGACCGTATTGCAGGCAGCCTTGACTGCCGCTGCCGTGTAAATCATAAGTTCTCCTCCTTCAGCATTCTGTCGACATATTCGCGCATCTTCTGCGGTAATTTGCCCTCATAGACCTTGCTCTGCTTCTCAACGTAGTGCTTCCCGGCGACGAATCCGCCAGTATCACGGCCTCGGAAGTCAAACTTCCTGTGGCCATTTTCAACGAGGTGCCAGTGCGGTGCCCGGCAGCTGACAGAGACCGCAACGGTAGAGCCGTTGAACTCCGACGCTTCACGCTTCCTGTCCCACTGCTTCGGACTGTTCAGAGGCCGCTTGCCGCTGGAGTAGTAGCCAGGCATGGACGCCGTGGTGTCCTTGATGAAATCCTTTCCGACCTTCATCAGCTCCTTGACTGTCTCATCCGGGTACTTGTTGACCACTTTTTCGAAGTCGCGGGTGAGTTCATCCAGGCCGCGGAACTCAAGCTCCATCTCAGCCATTCAGTATCACCCGGTCTTTCTTCTCCACGCAGGTCAGCTCCAGGGCGACGTGCTGTTCATTGATGTCCACCATGCCGGTGATATCAAACTGCCTGTCTCCGCGGACGATAACATCCTTCTGCGTTACATCGGCCTTATAGCGGATGATAATGCGGTAGGACACGGCGTCTGCGGTCTGGTTCGATTCGACGCGCTCGTAGGCCCGGAGCGGATGGATCTCCGCCCAGACATCCGCGTGCTTCAGCGTGAGGCTCGTCAGATTCTGGCCGAGCTCATCCGTAACATCCTCATAGCCGTAAATCTTGACCAGCTTATTCAGCCGGCCTGCATCAAGGGAGTACATCTTCGGCCTCCTCTCCGCCTTCCGGCAGAAGGTTGACCGAGTGCATGTTAAGGATGGTCTCCACCGTCCTGTTGACGTTGATCGTGCTCTTGGTGCCGCCGGTCATCAGGTCACGGTTCGTGAACATGTCACCAGCGACACAAAGCGCCGCGATGGCGATGTCCGGATGCTCATCCAGTTCGCTTTCCGTCAGGCCGGTATAGCCTGCCACGTAAGTCTTTGCGGCCTCGAGATACCCCTCGATCATGGCCTGCTCGGCTGTGGTCACATCCTCAGCGTCAATATGCAGATAGTTGACGACGTCCGTATACTCGAGATCGCTCACACGCATGGTCACACCTTCTTCTTAGTTTTCTTAGTAGTCGTTACAGCCTTGACCGGCTCGGTTTTCACACCGTCCACTGCTTCGGCATATCCGGCCTGGATCACATCGGCCGCGATGGCCTCCGGGAGATCTACAACCTCACCGAAGGCCGCGCCGAAACCGATACCAGCAAAGGCGACCTTTGCCTTAACTTTCATCAAGATGCCTTCATCACCAGGACGGCTGCAGCCTGCTGGTTCTGCACTTTGCAGTCAGCCTCGTACCAGGCGACCACGCCGACAGCGTGCTGGGTGGCGTACTTCTCGTTGAGGACCTGGACGGAATCCTCGACCAGCTTGGTCGCCAGAGCTTCTGCCGGGTTGACGTAGAACACAGCGCGCTTGGAAGCCGCCATAGCCTCGACCTGGTCGGAAGTGTAGACCGGCTTGCCGAGCAGTCTGCCAGCAAAGCCGCCTTCGATGGAAGCGTTCAGCTCATAATTGGAAGTGCCGGCAAGCACCTTCTTGATGGCGGTCCAGGTAGCCGGAGCCATGACCCAGATCGCGCCGTCCTGATATGCGGACTTGAGGCCGTCCTGCAGGGTGATCAGCTCGTTCACGGTGATCGCGTTGGTCGCTGCAGCGGTGACGGTATTGGTTGCACCGGACAGGCCGAGGATCTTGCCGGAAGTGCCCTGGATGATCTCGTGGTCGATGAAGACTGCGACGGCCGCCGCGATCTTTCTGATGACAAAGTTCACAAGGTCGAAGTCAGTCGCGTTGATCAGGGACTTGGAGATCTTGCAGAGCACGCCTGCGAGGTGGCCGGTCAGATCGACAGACAGAAGGGTCGCATCCTTCGCCTCAAGGTCGGTAAATTCAGTGGCGTAAGCCATAGCGATGTGATCGGTCGCAGTGTCCACATACGGGATGGACAGCTGGCCGCGGACGTTGAACTTCTCAGACATCCGGTACAGCGGGCTGATGTCCTTGACCGCGTCGATGATCTTGTTGGCGATGGTCTTCGGGATCACGGCGCCGTTCGCGGTCTTGGTGATGTTCGCGTCCGTTCTGTTGCGGATGATGTCCGCGAAGGTTCTGATCTCGAGCTCTTCGGTGGTCAGCTCCGGGGTCTTCTTGATCTCTTCCATGGTTCTCTTCTCCTCCTCTTTTGCCGGCTCCAGGGTCCGGGTCTTTTCGATAGCGTTGACGGTTGCGTCGATGTCGTTGATCTTCTTCTCGAGGTCGTTGAACTTGGTGTTCTCTTCCTCGGTGAAAGCTCTTTCCTCTGCCTTGACGGCGTCGGTCAGCTTGGTCATCTCTGCGAGAGCCTCTTCTCTCTGCTCCGCGAGGGTCTTGATGTTCTCCATAAAGTTTTCCTCCACGAAAAAAGAGGCCTTAACGGCCCCTCAGTTTGTTGATGCGTTCATAGTAGTCGCTGTAGTCGATCTCGGCCCGCTTCTCGGGCTCCGGCTCCGGCTTATCGTCCGTGACGTCGGTGAAGATCACGTCGTTGTCGATGGTCCTGAGCTGGATGACCTCCGGCTCGGCGTCGGCCCTTGCGTGGACGCTCGTCCCTGCGTAGACCGGCGTCCGGGTGTCGTCCGCCAGTGTGACCTCTCTCAGATCCATGTCCGTGACGATCCTGACCCGGCCGGTGTCGGTGTACTCCTCGCGGAAGTCCCGCAGATAGAATCCGAAGCTCCAGCCAGACAGCTTACGCGCCCGGGCCTTCTCCACTACCTCCGGATCCGTGACAGTAGCGGTCGCGTGCAAGCCGATGCTGTCCTCTTCCAGGGTAGCGGTGACGCCGTCCTCAGCGATCACTCTCATGGTGTCGTGGTTCAGCAGGATCGGGATCCTGTAGCCCGCGTCCCGCTTCTCCTGCAGAGCACGTCCGAAGACTCCCGGCTGGATGCGTTCCCGGATGGGATAGCCGTCGTCGTCGGTGATCATCCTGCTGTTGCGGTCGACTGCGTTCACATAGCCCTCGATCGTCACTGAATCACTGCGTAATGTTACCTTCATTTTGTGGCACCTCCTTTCCGGTTCCCTGCGCTTCCCGGATCCTGAGCCGGTGCAGGCGTTGCAGGCGCCGGCGCGTCCTTAGGATCAGTTCCGCCCGGGTTCCGAATAGAACCCCACAGACCCGTATTCGGCGTGTAGATTCCACCGGTCTCCGGGTCATAAAGGACATCCTGTAAGCCGAGCTTAAGGAACGGCATCTCAAGGCTCTCGAGGTTCTCTTTCTTCCGTACCTCGTCGACCTGCATAAAGCCGTTCTTGATTGCTGTTCCCCACGCCTCGAAGCGTGTCTTGATGTCGCCCTTCGTCAGCTCGGTAACGTCAGGCGCAAAGTAGTAGCTCGCTTTCTCCCGCTCAAGGAGCAAGTCGCGGTTCAGGGCAGTGGCAAAAGCTTCCATGATTGGCATGATGCAGTACTGCACAAAGGACAGCCAGTCGCGCTCGGAAGCTCCACCAGACAGGAGCGCCGGCGGGATCGCAAACAGCTTGCAGATGTCCAGCGCGTTCTGCTTCTTGTTCTCTGCCAGCTGGCTCTCCACTGCGGTGTTCGACGCTTCCTGGAACTTGACGCCGTCGTTCAGGACGATGGCGTTTTCCTTGTCGTCGGCGTACAGCTTATCGAAGGCTGCCTTCAGCTGGTCGACTGCCTGCTGCGTCAGCTTGTGGTCGCTCTGCAGGAAGCCCTTCTTGTTCCCGCCCCTCTTGAGCATGTTGTTCTCAAAGATGAGCGTGTTATAGCCGACCCGAAGCGCGTCCTGGTACTCATCCACGGCGCTGATGCCCTCGTAACCGTTCCTCGTCCGTCTCAGGAGCTTCAGGAAGCGGTATCCCTCGTAAGTCTTGCCGTTGACCATGATCTTGTAGTCCTTCATGATCGGGTCGGTATTCTCGAGGAATGAGACCTTGTCAGCCTCCACATAGTTCAGACTGACCCAGTGGCCGCCGGATTTATTGATATAGGCATAGCCTCCCTTGTTGGTCAGGTAGTCGTAGACCATGGCTCTCTTGAAGTCCGAGCCGGTAAGGGTGTCCCTTGTGTCATTGTTCAGCAGACCGACTCTCGGGTCACTGTCCAGACACTCCACGGATTCACCCTGCCTGTGGTACAGACGGATCGGGATGATGCTCACCGTGTCGCAGATCCTGCCCACACAGCCCGCGAAAGTGGGGATATTCATCGCCTTTTCAATATCGATGACACCCTTGGACAGCCAGGCGGACAAAAGCACATCATTCAGTCTGATGCTGTCCGTCTCAAGACTGTATGTTCTTTCTTTTTTTCTCGTAAAAGGC